GAAACAGAGTCGCAGTGAATTTCTAGCCCGGCGACTCTTTTATGGCAGGTGTCTAAATGGCACCTGTCTTTTTGACTGTGATTTCGTCCTTATAAATACAAGATGAAGATGGTGTTTGATACTGGTACTGTGGATATAGAACTATACCCGGGACCCACCACCGATCTGATTGTGAGATGTTACAAACATTTGCAACATGTGCCATTGCCCATACATGATTGGGACTATCCTTTCTACATTGATCAGACCACCATTGGTGATACGATTATGCAACTGCATAGTTTTGCAAAACAATTGAGCATTGAGATTGACCCAGAACAATGCGATCAGCAGAGTTATCTCAATCACCTTCATGAGATCTATGAAAAAAACTACAACGGTAGGCCTCAATGGCTTGACTTTCATGAACACATTCATTTATGCGGGGACCTAATCAAACTGGATCGCGGCAAAATTTTGACAATAGATTATAGAGAATTGGCCGGGCCGCTGCTGTTGGATATTGATCACACACTATTGGATCAACTGAGACTTGATACAAGGCCCGGGGACGTCACAGTGGGCTGGGCAGAGCTAGGAAAAACACCTTACGGTTATTGGAAGAGCCAAGAACCCAACGATGTTGATCGTATTTGCCAATTGGCCAAACCTTATTTGAAATTGCAACCCAGATTGGAAATAACAATCCAATCGCGGCCCAAAATAGACCCAGTTGACATTGAGAATTTTCTCAAGTGGTGGGCCTATTACGAAAGTGCCTGGTGCAAACATTGGAACCTGCCATCGTGGTCTCTGGAGCAGATGTTGGGAAGAGTTGTGATTGGTCATGTGGTGGACTTTGATAAATTTTTACAACTGTTACGATCAAATCGTCCATTGAACTATGTGACTCTTTAATCAGGTCGCAAAAAGTCTAACAAAGTTGTATAATCAACAGATGAAAAGATCAACCATAATCATACGCGACGAAGTGAATATAAAGATCGAAGGCCTGGATCTTGACACTCGCAGAGATCTAGTGAAGAAATTCAAATACGATGTTCCCTACGCTCGCTATCTTCCTGCTGTGCGACTGGGTCGTTGGGATGGCAAAGTGGCCTACTTCCAATTGGGAGGCAGCACTTATGTGAATCTTTTACCTGAGATCATCCCTATATTAGAAAAACAAAACTACGATATCGAGCTGGACGATCAACGCACATACACCACCACATTTGATTTCACCCAAGTTGTAGAAACCACATATCAGGATCGCAAATGGCCCCGGGGACATCCTGCAGAGGGTCAACCCATACTGTTGCGTGACTATCAAGTGGAGATCGTGAACAACTTTTTAGCCAATCCACAATGCTTGCAGGAAGTGGCCACAGGTGCAGGCAAGACCATCATGACAGCAGCATTGAGCGATGCTGTGAGTGTGTATGGTCGCAGTATCGTTATCGTGCCCAACAAAAGTCTTGTGACACAAACAGAAAAAGACTACATCAATATGGAATTGGATGTGGGTGTGTATTTTGGTGACAGAAAAGAATATGGTAGACATCACACCATTTGCACATGGCAGAGCTTAAATAATCTTTTAAAGAACACCAAGAATGGCGTGGGTGATTGCACCATCCAGGAATTTCTTGAAGATGTTGTATGCGTTATAGTAGACGAAGTACACATGGCCAAAGCAGATGCACTAAAAACTCTATTAACGGGCGTGATGGCGCAAGTTCCAATTCGTTGGGGACTCACAGGAACTATTCCAAAAGAACTATTTGAAAGCCAGAGCCTGTTGGTGAGCCTGGGTCCCGTGATATCTAGACTGGCTGCCAGTGAACTACAGGATCGCGGTGTGTTGGCGCAGTGCCATGTGAATGTTGTACAGCTGGTAGACATACGCGAGCACAAGACCTACCAAGAAGAGCTGAAATATCTATTGGAAGAACCTGGTAGATTGGATGCCATCGCACAGTTGGTATTGCAAGTGAATGAAACAGGAAATACGCTAGTGCTAGTGGATCGCGTGGCAGCAGGGCACGAACTGGTCTCAAGATTGGGTGACCGTGCTGTGTTTGTGTCGGGTGCGACCAAGGCCAAAGCCCGACAGGATGAATATGATGAAGTGGCTATCAGTACAGACAAGATCATCGTGGCCACATACGGTGTGGCAGCAGTGGGTATCAATATTCCACGTATCTTTAACTTGGTAATGATCGAGCCCGGCAAGAGTTTTACACGAGTGATACAATCCATTGGGCGTGGTATCCGCAAGGCAGAAGATAAAGATCATGTGCAGATCTGGGATATCACCTCAACATGCAAATTCAGCAAACGACACTTGACCAAACGCAAGGTGTTCTACAATGAAGCTAACTATCCATACACTCAGGAAAAATTGGCATGGCAATAGGTTGCATTCTTCACAACTATAATATACAATAAACTCATGCGTATCCTTACATTAGACAACCGACCCTATGATCTCGACCATTTGCCTGAAGAGGTAGATGACATGAGATTTGCCATACTAGATAATTCAGATCCGGCCAATCCAGACTATCATTACATTCCTTTAATCTTTTTGGAAAGTTTCAATGCCCCTGCCTTGGTATTACAGATAGGTGATTTCAAGATCAAAATGCCCGTGGACTGGCAGATCCTAATTGGTGAACCTGAAGTAGGAGATCTAGAAATGCTGCCACTCACCAGTGTGAATGATCGTGGTTTTAAAGTGTTTCAATTCAATCCACTCAGCAGTTTCCGGCCCAGTTTTCCCAGCTTGGAAATCATTGACGTATATCAAGAAGTGGCATGGTATGCACCCAAGCTAAAGAATGGGCAGATGTTGTGTGTGCCCATAAATGACGCAGAGCAACCAGACTGTGTGTATTTCGTCAAAGACATCAGCCGCAACTGCGAGATAGTGGATTACAATCGAGCCTGGTGATGGGACAGTTGAAGCCTGCTGCCACACTGATTTACGAACGCGACGGCGATACTGTGTATGCTCGCGAAGCAGGTGCAGATCCTGCCACACGAACAGAAGTGGGGCATGAGTATGATTGCAGAACCAGTGACGGCAGACCTTTGCGAGAACAAATAAAAGAAGCCAAGTTGTGGGGTGATATTCATCGAGCAGCCCGCACCAATCCTGCTTTACAAGATGCCTTGGAACGTGCTATAATGATCTATCACTTGACCAATACAAAATGAGCGACAAACTAAACATTGGTAATGAAATGCGAGAACTGGACGCAAAGAACCGTGACTTCTATGATGAACTCACGGTGGAAGAACGCCGGAAGTTCTCAACCTTCCTCATGGTGCGTTGGGGATCAGCTGTGGACGGCAGCCGAGAGATCCAGGAATACTATGTGCAGAGTGTGAATCATTATCTAAACAAGCACTTCTTTACCATGCATCGGCATCCCAAACTGCAATGGCTCATGGCCACAGCAGTCAGCCCGGGCATGGGTGCAATGCGGCACAACTGGATCGCACCTAAAAAGAAAGAAGCCGGTGCATCAGCCTTAAAGAAACAGTTACGAGAACTGTATCCACATCTTAAAGATGATGAGATCGATCTCATGGCCGCACTAACGGACCGAAAAGAAATAGCTCAACTGCAACGGGCTCATGGCAACGACTAGCGACTTCACCTGCCGGTATTGCGAACGATCATTCAGCCGAGAAACCACGCTGAGTGTGCATGTTTGCGAACAGAAGAAACGCTGGCAAGAGTCTAGTGAACGTGGCGTGCAGTTGGGTCTACAAGGCTATCTAAAGTTCTACGAATACACACAAGGTTCGGCAAAACTAAAAGGGTGGGATGACTTTGTGACATCGCCTTACTACCGTGCGTTTGTGAAGTGGGGTAGGTATTGTGTGAGTGTGCGTGTGATCCAACCAGAACGATTCCTTGAATGGTTGCTGAAAGGCAACCGGAAGATTGACAACTGGTGCAGTGATAAGCTATACACAGAGTATCTTGTGTCACATGTGCAGAAAGAAACAGTGAACGATTCTTTGGCTCGTGCCATTGAATACAGCATTGACTGGAGTGAGCGGACTGCATCTCCTTCACATGATTGTTTGAGATATGGCAGCGCCAATGCCACATGCTATGCTGTCACAACAGGCAGGATCAGTGCTTGGGTGATCTACAATTCGGAATCAGGGCAGAAGTTCCTATCAGAACTCAACGCAGAGCAAGTGGCCATGATATGGCCTTACATTGATTCAGACGTATGGCAGAAGAAGTTTGCGGATTATCCTGCAGATCAGGAATACGCAAAAGAGATTTTAACACAAGCAGGATGGTGACATGATCAAGAATGTGTATGGTAGTGGACGATATCTAACGGCTTACAGCAACAATGCCAGTAACTATGTAAGCAACTTCAGCGGGGCACAAGGGCTGGGAGATCTACGATTCAACACAGTGCATCAATGCCTGGAAGTGTACAACGGCTCAATGTGGCAACCTTTAAGCATGAGTGATGTCAGTGTGAGTCTCACAGGG